GGTCCCTACGCTCCCTCCCGCCGCGTGCGCGCGGTGGCGGGATGGCCATGGCGAGGCCGGTCATGGTCGTGCGGAGCTCTCCTCCGCGGCTCGGGACGCGGCAACGTCCCGGCCCCCGCCGGCCCTCGGCCGCGAGGATCATCTCACCACTCCCCCTCGGGCACCGGGAGCACCTCTCTGGGCCGCTCCATGGTCCTCAAAAGCGCCTCCTCGACGCGGGCGATGTAGTAGAACCCGCCGGTTGGGGATCGCGTAGGCCATGGCCCGTGTGTCGGCCTTGGTGGCCGCCTCGCCGGCGCGCGGCCGGACGTCGCCGTCTCCTTCCCGCCAAACCAGCCATCGCACCGGCGCCGTCACCCGGTCACCTTGGTCCTGAACGCGGCGCGGACGGCCGCCCGGTTCACCGGCGCCTTGCCCTCCAGCTTCCGCACCCGGTTCTCCATCTCGAACAGGTGCTCCATCAGCGCCCGGACGACGGGGTCGGCCCGCGCCTGCCGATCGAAGGCCTTCGCGGCCGCCGCCGCCGCCACCCCCTCCGGCTTCAGTCGTCGCGCCCCCATGCCGTCCTCCTTACGCCCATTGCTCCACGGCCGCGTGGAGCTGCACGTTCTTGTTGTTCGCCGTCTCCACCCGGTACTTCATCGACGTCCCGGCCGGCTGGCCCGACACGTCGATGGGCGGATCCTCATAGAGCTTCGTGCCGTCGACCAGCTCCCCGACCTCGACGAGCGTCGCCGTCGCCCACGTGGTGCCGTCCCGGCTGGCCTTGCCGATCAGGTCCGTGTTGAGGGTCATCGAGTCGATGGGCTTGGCCTGGATGTGCAGGCGCGCTTCGTCCGGCTGCGCCGCGGCGGTGAACGCCACCGACTGAAGGATCATGTTGTCGGGTGTCCCGGAACCCTCAAAGAACTGGCATTCGGCGCAGATCTTGCCGCCCGCCGTCGCCGAGAATTCGAGCTCGACCCGGTGGTAGTGGTAGGCGGTGGACGTGGTCAGTCCGCTCAGCTTCTCGATCATCAGCCCGGCCGCGTCGGTCACCGCGGTGGTCGAGCCGAGATCCACGATGCTGGACGAGAAGTTGTCGGTGGAACCCTGGAGCTTGCAGGTCACCGTCGCCGTGTCGTTGTCCGAATAGAACCCCTTGGCCGAGGACCCGTAGACCCGGAAGCCGGTGATGGTCTTGTCGTTGCTGGCGCCCCAATCCTTTCCGATGTACGCCACGGTGGTGCCGCCGGCCTTGCGGGCGCTGGCGGCTTCGTTCTGCGACGTGGTCCCGTCGAAGGCCGCCGCCAAGCCGCCGTTCTGGGTCATGTCCCCGATGGCCGTCCCCGTGCCCTGCGGGATCTGCGATTGCAGGCCGGTCGGCTCGTAGTAGCCGCCCGAGGCGATGAAGTTCTGGTTCGACGACGCCCCCGTATCGATATCGGTTTCGTCCACGAACGGATCGGCGATGCCGTCGATCATGTTGATCCGGTCGCCCTCCAGCTCGGCGACCCGCAGCGCCAGCGCCCGGATGTCGCTCGCCGCGCCGGTCGAGATGCCGGTGAGCTGCGAGCCGTCCACCGCCGGCAGCCCCGGCGACCCGCCCACGTCTACGAGCTGCGGGACGTTCCCGGTCGCCGCCCCGGCCGTGAGGAACGCCGCCGAGCCCAGGCCCATCGGCATCCCTGCCGGCCGCAGATCGTCGATCAGGTCGTTGGTGATGGCCGCCGTCGATGTCTGGAGGCGCACCCGCGCCACCGGCACCGCGTTCGCCGGCAGCGCCGGATCCGACGGCGTCGGCGCCTCGACGCCCGTGGCGACCCCCACCGCCCCGGTGGTCCGGTCGAGCCAAACGATGTCGTTCCGCGGGTCCGTGGTCGGCGCCGTGATCGCCCCGGTCGATTGGGCCGCGACCGTGGTCCGTGTCGACCCGTCGTACAGCTCGCCCGCCTCGATGCGCACGGTCATCGCCGGCGTCGTTTCCTCGTGCGGCGCGAACTGGAAGCCCACCGCCGCCAGCACGGCTGTCGCCGCATCGATGTCCGCCGGGTACTGCGATCCCGAACTCGATGGATAGTCCGGCTGCACCGGTGTCGCCACGCCCATGATCTAGACTCCCGTCACTTCCATCCTCGCCCCGCCGCCGACGTTGTTCCCCGACGCCAGGTCGTAGACGTGCACCGTCGCCTGCGTCGTCGTCACGCCGTTCTTCGGCGCCAGGGCGTACTTCGATTCGTCGTCGGCCCACACCTTGACGAACGGCGTCGTCCGGAACTGATGCCCGAAGGCCATCGCCTCCCCGCCGGCGTCGATCGACAGGTCCTTCAGCGTCTTCGTCGTCTCCTTGGCGTCGATGGAGGGCTTGAACCCGCTGACCACCCCCTTGGAGACGGCGGTATCCAGGACGATCCGCGACTTGACGTACCGGCTCAGCGGGATGACGCCGCCGGGCCACGGCTCGAAGCCGTCGTAGGACCCGGCTCCGGTCCGATAATCGATTTCGTGCACCGGCGCCGCGTCCCCGGCGACCGTCGCCCACGCCCGTGTCTCGGAGGCGTCGAACCCCTGGTCGACCTCGGGTGCTTCGTAGATGCACTGCGCCACCGGGTAGGGGACGAAGGTCTCGAACAGCTCTTGTTTGGTGAGCTGGGCGGCCGCCGCCGACTCGGGGATCAGCTTCCCGGTCCAGTGCTTGACGAACCCGGTGAGCGTCCCCGGCCACGCCGGCGCCTGTTCGATCGCGCTGATCACGTCGAAGGTGTTGACCACGACCAGGTCCACCGTCGCCGGTGTCTGGGACCGCTTTTTCGAGGTGTCCCGGTAGTAGAAGGTAGAAGGTCCAGTCGCCGGGTGCCACGGCGGCCTTGGTGCTCGTCGTCCCGGCCTCCCCGTCGGTCAGCTCCTCGGCCAGCGCGGCGTCACCGCCCCGCAGGCCGAAGGTGATGTCGACGCCGTCCCGGTCCAGATCCGGGTTCTGTGGCCACCGGAAGACCACGGTGTCCCCCGACTGCGCCGCCGTGAACCAGGCCGGCTGCGGAGGCGGATCCGTCTTGCCGAGCACCGTGTGGGCAACGGCGGCGCTCCATTCGCTGGTGTCCCCCTCGTTGGTGACGTAGCGGAACTGGGTGTCGTAGGTCTCGCCGTCCTCGACGCCCTCGATGGACACCTCGCCGCCCTGCGGGTCCTGCGGCGGCGGCAGGGTCCACTGCCCGGCCGAGCCCGATTCCCGGAACCGGGGCTGGATGCCGGTGATTGCTGCCTGCAACCCGGAGGGCCGCGCGATCGCCGCCAGGATCCGCGACGAGAGCGACCCGTCCGGCGCCCGCAGCAGCGCCGTCCCGTCGGACCGGAGCTGCGTCACCACCGGCACGGACAGCGCCGCAGAATCGGCGATGTTGGACACGTGCGCCGGGATCTGCCGGGTGATGGTATGGGTGCCGCTGCCGCCGTCGGTGAGGTCGATGGGCGCACCGCCCTCCGTGGCGCTGACCTGGAGGGTTGTTGTCGTCCGGTTGACCGGGAAATACATCGTCCCCGGCGCGAGCCCGCCCGGCAGCGTCCCCGTGGTGGTGAACTGGACCTCTTGGGCATCGTGGAAGGGGTTGCCGGCGATGGTGATGGTGTCGGCACCGGCGTCGACGTCGCCGGGGACGAAGCTCTTTCCGAGGATGCCGGCGTCGTGGATCTCCGGCGCCGCCGGCACGCCGGTGAACTGGGCGTTCCTGCCCTTGCGCCTCCGGATCCCGGTGACGATCAGCTCGATGCTGACCAGCCCGGCTTCGCCGAACCCGACCAGGTCGCCGACCTCCGGCGCCCCGGCGATGGGGATGGGCGTGGTGAAGGTCACCGTATTGGTCTCGCCGGCGGCCGTGACGATGGTCGAATAGAGGTGTGCCCCCGTCTTCAGGCGGAAGCGCACGGCGTAGGACTTCCCTGCCTCCATGGTCCAGAGGTCGTTGACGGTGACCCCGAGCACGTCGCCGCCCGACTCCTGGCGCGCGGCGACCCGCCCGGTGCCGAGCCCGATCACCGGCGCGTCGTGGGTCAGGTGCACGAGCTTGCCGCGGCGATAGACCATGTGCTCGATGTCCATCCACCAGGTGTGTTCTTCCTGGCGCAGCTCGGCCTGGGCGATGTGGAACCGGCCGTCGTCCCACGCCAGGCCGGCGTCCGTCCGCCCCACGGCATCGAGGCCCTCGAACCGGGTGGCGTTGGCCTTGTGGTAGCCGTCCCGGTAGACGATGCGCTCGTCCAGCCGGTAGCCCTTGTCCGGGTTGCGGAAGCGCGTCCTGAACGCATGCGGCAGGTCCCGGAACACCCGCCGGCCGGTGTAGCCCCATGAGTTCTCCGGCGTGATGTACTGCACCGGCACCGATTGGGGCTCCTCGACGACGACACCCCGCTTGCCGTCCAGGCTGTCGGCGATGGAGGCGCGGCCCGCGGCGGCGATGTCGAAGGCGATGCGGTCCACCGTGGTCCGGTAGTCGACGATGGCATCGAAGGTGAACCCGCCTGCGACGTTGGCGTCGTGCCAGGCCTCGAGGCCGCTGATGTCCATCTCGTTGTCGGTCAGCGCCTCGGCGTTGGCCGCACCCTGGTAGCAGAGCCGGTAGAGAGACGCCGGCCGGCGGGTCGGCCGCATCACCCAGGCGCCGGCGCCCGAGTCCCAGTCCAGGGCGATGGACGTGCCGATGAAGTTGTAGCGGTCGACGATGCCGTTGAGCTGCCCCGTCGCCTTGATCCGCATGGCCAGGGTCGCCAGGCCGGGGAAATCGATGGGGTCCTCGGCGGTGATGGTCCGCAGCGCCGACCAGCTCGCGTCGTCGCGGATCTGCGAGGATGTGGTGTCGTCGGTGAGCCGGGTCACGCCGACCTCGTACTGGCCCCGCGGCACGGACCACCGCAGGCCCTGGCGGACCACGTTGGTCCGCCGCGCGGTGACCGACAGCGTGCCCGCCTCCGTCCAGCCCCCGTCGCCGGCGCCCATGGGCCGGTACTCGACCAAGAACTCGACCGTGCGGTTCGTCTTGGTACCGGCGTTGGTGAAGCTGACCAGCCCGCCGAAGAACGCCACCTCGACGCCGAGCTTGTCGGCGACCAGGCCCGAGGCCCGCACCACCCGTCCGCCCGCCTTGGTGAACTCGACAGGCAGTTCCGTCGATTCGCCGACCGAGTTGGTGATCAGCGTGTGGGGCTGGTCGCCGTCGATGTCCCAGCTCGCCGGGTCGGTCGAATCGGTGCCCAGGTCCTGGTAAACGATGGTCGTGGCGCCATCGTAGACCTCGAACCCGGCGGCGGCCTGGCGCACGAAGCTGAACGAGCCGGCGCCGGCGTCGGTGAGGTCGAGCGGCTGCCCGCCCTGGCTGGCCGCGAGCTGGAAGTCGTTAGGCTGGGCGCCGGTGATCCAGTAGTCCGTCTCGCGCTTCAGCGGCGCCGGCGGCGAGTCGTCGGCGGTGATGCGCACCCGGTCGCCGTCGGCGAAGCTGTGGCCCGTGGCGTTGATGCGGTCGGTCCCGGTATCGACGGCGCCGGGCTGGGACCCTTCCACATAGGGGGTCACGGTCCAGACGTCGCCGAACACCGGCGTGGCCGGGAAGGCCCCGGAATAGGGGTCCCAGGCCCCCTTCTGGGTGAGCTGAGAGGGCTGGAAGCCGCGGCGGAACTCCGTCTCGACCCCCTCGAACTGGCCGAGCAGGGTCTCGCCGATCTTGTCCGCTTCCTTGGCGATCGGGCCGTAGCCGCAATCGAACAGCAGGTTCAGGTACTGCTCGCCTTCGCCGTCGATCTCCGTGTACGGCGTCGCCCCGTGCGGCGGGAACATGCGTTCACGGCCGAGGAGGCACGGCACCACGCCCCACGGTGCCAGCGCGTTGCGCGCGCCGGCGATGGAGAAGTTCGGGCTGTCTCTTTCGGGCGAGGGGACGCCACCCAGGGGCTCGTACTTCGGCACCGGCGGCGGTGCGATGGCGTCTACCAATAGCGTGCCGACGATCGAGATCCCGGCGCCGAGGAGTTGACCCTTCGTCAGGCTGCCGAACACGATCGCATCCACGCCCGTCTTGCCCGGTCCGAGAATGGCTCCGGGCAGGTAGAATGAAGCGGCGATGACGGTGATGGTCAGGATGGTGCGCAGCGGGTTCTTCTTGCTCCCTCCACCGCCTCCCGCCGGAACCACCCGGACTTGGACAAGCGTGCCCGGCTTCGGCCGCACCCGCGGCCACCACTCCGGAGGAAGCTCCAGCGTCATCCCCTCGGGCACGACGACGGCCTGATCGGTAGCGACGGCGGCGGCGGCCTCGAGGAGCTTCTTCTTTTCGGTATTGTCCGCGCTCGGCGAGTATTTCCCGACGGTGGTCGGCGCGCCGAATTTCTCCAAGCTGATGGCCCAGAACTTGACGCCATTGCGCTTGAGGAACACCGGCCAATAGAGCCAATAGGCAAGGCCGAGGCCGTAGGGTTCGTCGTCGTTGTCGGCACCGGCGCTGTACGTCCAGAACTTCCGCTCCGGCATCACGATGCCCTGCGGCCGCCCGGCGGTAACCAGCCGGAGTGTCCCGTCGCGGCCCCACCGGAACCGCTTCGCCTTTCTGACCTTGATTGCGTCGAGGACGATCCGGTTGCCGTCTCGCGCCCACAAGCATTCGGAGACCGCATAGCCGTAGAACACGCCGAACAGCATCTTCTCCGTGACCCGGTCCCACTTTATGGCTTCGAACTGCTCGCGGATGAATTCGGCCGCCTCCTCGTCGACGCGGTCCTCGCTTGCCGCGACCACTTCCCATTCCGTCGACGTCGCGGCCCGGCGGCGCTGCTGAAAGGCGCTCGTGACCTGTTCGTCCCTGAGAAGCGACTCGTAGTGCTTGAGGTCGCCGCCCAGCGATTGCAGCAGCGGGTCGCCCGGCGGGAGGATCTCGCCGAGGTAGCCGGTGAAGTCCAGCGACGCGCCGCTCGCTGAGATCTCGTCGAAGCTCGGTTTCGGGGGTGCTTTCTTCTCGGGTTCCTTGGCCATCAGTACCCCCTCCAATCGGTTCCGCTGCGCACCCGCCCGAAGCCGCGGTGATCGATGGCCGCCGCCGGTGCCTTGCCGCCCTCTTCGAAGGCCCCGAGCGATGTGCGGGTTTCGCCGGAGGCCTCGAACTCGATCGGCGCGACCTCCATGCAGCTCGCGAAGTAGGCGAGAAAACTGGCGATCGCCGAGTCGCCGTGGCGCTTCTTTCCCTCCGTGTCTTTCTGGCGGATGTCCGGGAGCCGGCCGACGCCCTTGACCTTCTTGACCGCCCGGTGATCGGCGAGCACGTCCGCATCGCGAGGGAGCCGGATGGTGTCGTCCTCGAAGCCCGCCTTCCAGCGCGGCATGTTCTCTCGGTAGAACTCCTCCGAGAGCTTGACTTGATCGATCCGCGAGAAGCCGTACCGCTGGGCCGCCTGTTCGGCGAGCCAGGAGCCGTTGCCGCCGGCGTCCATGGCGCCGGCGACGAAGCGCGGCAGCCGGTCGACGATGTAGAACAGAATCTGTCGCTGTTGGTCGAACGGGATGTTGCGGAGCTCGACGGTGAAGGGGGGCGCCGGACCAGGTTCTGTTGCATTTGGATGGGCCAGACCACGGTGAGGTCGGCAACGCGCCCGAAGTCTTCGCCGAAGTAGCTCGACAGCCGCGGGTCGAGGCCCGCGAGAAGCGGCTTGAGGTTGGCTTCGCACCAATCCCCGCACTCCGCCTCCCGGATGCGTGCCGGTTCCTCGGCGAAGCTGCTCGGCTTCTCCCACCGGAGGACCGGGATTTCGGGATCCATGCGCAGCTGGATCAACGCCCCCGAGAGGAACGTCCCGGACCCCTGGCTCGGAATGCGGTCGAACTCCTCCTCGGCATCCTCGCCGTAGAACGCGCGGATGTCGGCGACCCACTTCTCCTTCGGATCGACCGGCGTCCCGCGCGCCTCCAGGATCAGTTTGACGCGCTCGTAGAGCCCGTCCTCGATGGCATCGTCGAACGTCGTGCGGACGACGGCGTAGGGCTTGCGTCCGGCGCGGGCGTCATTGACCAGCTCGTTGAACGGGTTGGTGTCGCCGTCGTGGGTCGAGATCACGAGAATCTTGCCGCCCCACATCAGGAACGCGAGCGCGGCCTTGAGCATGCCAGGCAAATCATCATGGAAGGCGGCCTCGTCGAAGATCAGGAAGCCTTGGCGGCCGCGAAGGCTGCGGGGCTTCGACGAAAGCGCGACGATCTCGAACCCCGACGCGAATGCGATCCGGAACGCCTGGATGTCGCGGTCCCCGGCGCTGGCGTCCTGATCCTTGAACAGATACTCGTCGACTTCCGAGGCCGCCGGGATGAAGGCCTTCGCCCACATGGCACAGGCGTCGATGAACTCACGCGCCATGTCCAGGTTGTAGCCGATGTAAAGGACGTCCATGCCGCCGGCCGTCACGGCGGCGCCGGAGGTCAGCACCGCGAACGCGGCGATGGCCCAGGTCGCTCCGATGCGGCGGGACTTCTCGCAAACCGTGACCGGATTGAGCGCCGTCGTCGACAGAAGACGTTGCTGGTAGCCGATGAGAACGTCCGGAAGGGTGTCGCCGAGGTCACGCAGGACGCTCGGCAGCTCTTGGGCCAGCTCGGGCGTCACGCCGGCTGCTCCGGCCTGATGCCGAGGATCCGCGACTTGATGGTGTTGACAGTCTCGGCGGAGAGGCCGGCTTCCGCGGCTGCGGTGGCCGCCGCCGCCAGGTCGCGGAGGGAGCGGGCCATGAACATGGCGGCCTCGGGATCGAGGGTGACCGCCTCGCCGTCCTCGCCGCCCATCAGCAGGTCGAGCATCGCCGAGTGCATGAGCTCGACGTCGAGGCGGAGGGCTTTCGATTCGCCGACATCGCCGATCCGCCGGACAAGGGCGTCGGCGACCTCGCGCGAGCGGCGCACCCGCTCGGCGACGACGTTCAGCTTCTTGACGTGCCGCCCGACCGACGAACGCGAGATGTCGTCGATGTCCAGCGCCCGGAGGGCTTCGAGGATCTCGTCGATGGTGCGGCCGGCGTCGACGAGCTCGCCGACCTTCTCGCGGACCGGCTTCGGCAGCCGATCGATCTTGCTCTTGCGCCCGGCCATGGCGGGCCTCTCAGGTGCGGCGGCGCGACGGCTTCGCGACACCCTCCACTTCGGTGTAGCCGCCCGCCACCTCGGCGCCGCGGTCGGTGATGGCGACCACCCAGACGGACTCCAACTCCTCGATGGTCACCAGCGCCTTCTGTTCGAGAAACGAGACGTGGTTTCGGACCACGCGGCGCGGGCGGTCATGACCCATCGCGCGGAGGCACTTTTCGAGGACGCTGTCGTTGTGGCTGCCACCCGGATCCTCATTCAGCAGCCTGAGAATCGCCAGGCAGATGTCGGCATCGACGACGTCTCGATAGTCCGTCACCTTGACCTCCCGTGTTCGCGCAGCCAGCCTTCTTGCCGATCGACAGTCGCCTCCAGGCGTTCTTGGAGCTTCGTCACGCCCCTCAGCCGTTCGGAAGCGACGCCGATTTCACCCTTCAGGTCTGTCAACGTGACGGACAGCTCATGCATCGCCTTGGACGACGGCGTGTCCTCGATGCGGGTCTTGATCGCGGCAATATCCCTACCTTGGTCGTTGACCCGCTCCTCGATCTTGACGATCCGCGCCGCCGTCGCCTCCTTGGCGTCGTCCAGGCCCTTGAGCCACCGGCCTATGGCCCACCTCACGAGGCCGACGAAGCCGCCGGTGCCGATCAGGGCAGTGACCGCGATGCCGACCCAGAACTACCACCCCGAGGCGTCCATCAGCGGTCCTTCCAGACCTTGACGCCCTTCTCGACCGAGCGGCCGACGATGTAGCCGCCGACGCCGATCTTCAGCAGCTCCCACATGTCCGGCGGCAGCGGCAGCATGGGCACGCCGAACCACGGGTGCACGAGATCACGCAAGCCCGATTCCTTGATCGCCGTGCCGAGAAGCAGCCGTTGGGCGGCGCGCGAGCGCATGCGCGGCTCCACCTCCGCGAGCTGGTCGAGGACCGGATCGATGACGTGGCTGACGAACTGGCGCGGCGGGATCATGGCCGCGACGGTATGCGCGGAAAGGGTGCGCGGCATCCCGGAACTCCGTTCCGGGGGAAGCCATGACGCGGCGATGACGGCAGACCGGCACGGTCGCACGGCGCAGCCGGCGGCGCAACCGATTCAGGATTCGGCGTTGGGCTTCTCGGGGAAGAGGGGCAGGTCGCCGGCGTTGCGCTCGCGCGACCGGACCGACCGCACCCACCGCTCGGTACAGCCCTGCTGCCGGGCGACCTGGTTGGCGCTGCCCCGCGTTTTCAGAATCCGGTGCATGGTCCGCTCGCCGCCGAGGTTGGGGATCTCGACCTCCTCGCCGCCGCGAATCCGCGCGAACGCCCGCGCCACGTCCATGCCGCACCGGCGGGGAATGTCCTGGTCCGGCTTCGGCTTGCGGGGGATGTAGATCCGCATGCCGCCGAACTCGCGGACCAGGACGAGCGCACCGCCGATCTCGCCACCCATCTCCTCGGCGAGCTCGCGGAGCACCGGCGGCAACCCCTCGTAGCGGTCGGTCATCGCCGCTTCCGTTTCACCAAGCACATGGAAAACAGGGTGACGACGCAGTCGAGCTCATCGTCGAAGATGACGCTGACACGCGTCGCCCGAACGACCATCTCGACCTGGCGCCGGCGGCCGTTCTCATGCACCGGCACGCCGTGGCCGGCGCGGATCCCCGCCTCCAGCCACGCGATGTCCTCGTCGGACAGCGGACAGCCGGTGCGTTCCTTCGCCCGGTTGCGTGCGTGAGCCCGGCACGCCGCGCGGTATGCGGCATGATCATCCATGCCCCTCGTTCCGCGTGATCGCCTTCCGCACGAGCTGATGGACGTTGTCGATGACGTCCGCTCGATAGCGCGCGATGTCCTTCTTCTTGTCCGGGAGCTGCTCAAAGAACGCCCACGCCGCTCCCTGCCCGCTGGCGTCTTGGGCGGAGACCGTTCCGTTGATGGCGAGGTGGACTTGGGCGTCGCGGGGGAAAAGAGTGTGGTGGTATTCGAGGCCGCCGCCGCGGCTGGAGCGCGGCCGGACGAGAGGTTCGCCGGCGGCATTGCATCGGAGGGCCCAGCCCTCCCGATCGATGGTCTTTTGAACACCCCGTTTGGTGCCGGGTAGACCCGGTATCTTTACCATCTCGGCAGCGGTGAACCACTCGCTCATCGCATCCCCCCTCGGACCTGACGCCGGGTCATGTCCACTTCGCGTTCGATGTCCCGCCGGTGCTCTTCCAGCATCGCGAGCCGGATGCAACCCACGTACTTTTCGGCGACAACGGCATGGCCGAAGAGCTTGGGGAGAAGGGCGAGGAGCCTCATATCCCCGGTGGCATCGATGAAGGCGGCGACGCGGACGACGTTGATGGTGTGAGTGTCGCGGCCCTCGCTCACGTAGGCGTCGAGCATCGCCTTGGAGACGCTCTCGCCGAGGTACTCGCTCATGGCTGCGGCGACTTCCTTGCGGGACTTCCCGCACTCGGCGAGCGCCAGCTTCATCGCGTTGCAGAGCTGCGCGTAGGGATCGAACCCACGGACTTCGCCGTCTTCGAAACCGACGTCGGCCTTGGGTGGCTCCCAATCCAGGAGGCTCAAGGTCCGGTCGTCGGCCGGCTGGCGCACCATCAGGAGTCGCCCCCGTCGTCCGCTGGCGTGTCGATCCACACAAGCGTGTCATTGCCGTTTGGGCTCACGAACCCTTCGGAAACAACGGCGTCGAGGAACCGGTGGCGGACCTTCTGCGGCGCGCGGGCCCACGCGGTCATCAGCGCCCGGTACTGCTTTTCCTCGGGCTTCTCGGGGCGAGCGGTGTGCCCCTGGATGACCTTGACCGCGGCAGCGACCGATGGCGCCGGGTCATCGTCACGGACGAGCATGTCAACGGCTTTGACCTGGTCGGTCGGTTCCAGCTTCGCCAAAGCTTCGGGTTCGGTGCCCTTATCCTCGAAGGGAGTCCCCGCCAACCGGTCCCGAACCTTGGGCGGAATGCGTTTGACCAGCGCGACGGCGCGTTCGATGGACCGTTCGCTCAAACCGATCCGATCGGCAGCGTCGGCAGCAAACGACAACTTGTCGGTTGCTGAACCCTGACGTGCCTTGCCGCCAGCAACGCCCCTCCGAGTCTCCGGATGGCGGGCCTCGTAGAGTTCCTTTAGCCGCGAAAGGAAAACCGCTCTCGACAAAGTCGTGAGCGGTTGGTGAAAGAGCTCCGCGGCGATTTCGAGGCGTTCGCGTGTTGCGGGATCGACGTCCTTCCCGATCGCCGTGATGGTGTCGCGGCCATGAAGACGCCGGCCCTCGATGCGGTGCATGCCGTCGATGAGAAATCGCCGCCCCTCCCGGTCGGGCGTCGTCACCGAGATGGGCGTGTGCTGCCCGTCGCGCTCCATCTCGTCGCCGAGAATTCTTGCCCAATCCTGGTTCAGGTGGCGGAGCCGGCCATCGGTGACGATGGTGTCGATCCCGATGTCAACGATCCGGCTGTCCCCCCCCTTGGCCATGTCAGGCGGCTTTCCGCTTTTGGACATGTCGGCCGGCGAGGACCGTGCTAGTCTTCAACCAGATGGCGGGCACCACGGGCCCGCCGTCGTGGCGGTAGCGGCTCGGCCAGATCTCTTTGGGCTTTTTGCCGAGCGCCTTGGCGATCGCCGCCTGACCAGTCGCGTAGGGTCGATTCTTCGTCATGGCGACCGATGCGATGGGGAGGCCGGCGGCGCGCGCCACGTCGGAAACGGTTAGGCTTCGCTCTTCGAGGGCGGCCTTGACCTGGTACCAGGGCCAATCTTTCGTCATCTCGCCTCCGGCGGCCTCGGCTGCCTTTTCGTGGGGTCGAACGCGGAAACTTTATGATGACGATAGACCAGTTTTCTAGTTCGTATCAACCAGAAAAATGGTTCCCACTTCAATTTTGCCGTCTGTAGCGGCACCTTCGGCGTAACTATTTGAGATTCTTATGAGTGGTCGTTCGCAGAAGGCTCCTAGCAAAGTGGGAATCAGCGTTCCCACTTTCCGATCCGAAGTGGGAACCCGGCTCCGCGAACTAGAATCCCGGTTCGCGAATAGGGCTTCAGCCGCCGCTGTGGCCGGTGTCGCGAAGTCCACGCTCCAAAACTGGATTGAGGGTCGCGCAGATCCATCATTTGAGGGTGTGTCAAGGCTCTGTTCGGCCACCGGCGCTAGTCTCGATTGGTTGGCGACGGGGGAGGGGCCTGGTGCGCCGGTGCCGGTCGATGAGGAGCTGCTGACCGAGGTCATTGACGAGGTCGAAACGTGGCTCGGCGAGCGGCAGCGCGCTTTGCCGCCCGAGAAGAAAGCGGCATTGATTTCCATCATTTACGGTGAGATGATCAAAAC